ACCATACCGATAAACGAACCAAAATGCTCTTTAAGTACTTCTGTTATCCATTCCATTGTGATATGTGTTTTTAAGTTATAGTTCCTTTTCCTACGCTTGTTGTTGTTCCGCTTTGAGCGGCTGCCGTTCCTGCTGTGCTTACGGTTATACCTGAGGCTACTTTTACCTCACCACTGCGTACAAAGGCGTCAATAAGGCTTGCTAAGCGTTCGGCATATTCCTCCATACTTGCATCGGTTTTGGTAAGCATATCCTGTTGAAGGGTGATAATGCCTTGTTTGAGTTGTTCTTTGTTTAAACCCATAACTGATTTATTTTATTGTTAATCTCTTCAAACTTCGCTACATTCTGCGGGGCAAAGTTCCCAGCACCTGCGGGGGTTTGTATGATAGCGTTTTTAAGTTCTGTTAAAAGGGTGTTTAAAAGGGTTTTAAAATCGGCTTGCTCATTTTTGAGTTGTAGTTTGCCGTCTTCTATCTTTAGGGTAAAACCTCCTAAGATGCATTCTACTTTCTCCAACTCGGAGGTTCCTACTACTATTGCCGTCTCTTTGTTAATAAAAGCTACACATACCAGCGAACCTACTTTAGGTTGCAAGTAGCAGCCCCCGTGCTCAAAGTCTACTACTAAATACACATCGTTTATGGGGGAGCTGCCGTCTAAGGGACTTACATCAGCGGTTTTAGCCTCCTCATCTACAGAGGTTACCTCGCACACTTTAGCGTATAATTCCTGCCCCGTATTGGCTAATTGTTGTATCAATTCTTTAATCATTTTTTAGTCGTTAGTGTTTAGTCCTTAGTCGTTAGATTGAGTCGCTTGCTAACGACTAACTGCTAATTTCTAACGACTAATATTTTGCCCTAATTCAATCTTTTGTCGGTAGCCGTTGGTGCCGAAACTAATCTCATTCTTTTTCACTAAATAAGTACCACTATTGCCATCAGAGGCGTGTATTTCCACCATATCGCACTTGCTTACTTCGGGTACACCAAAGGTTTCAAACGAGCCCTTAAAACCACTTTGCTTGTAGCGTTCCAATGCCTGCATTGCGTACTTCTTTAGCTCGGCTTCTGTCAGTCCGTCTATACGAAGTTTTATTACCTCGCCGTCTTTGTCGCCGTACTCGTAGGTAAGTTTTTTATGCTTGGCGTTAAAGCTCTGTGCCTCTACACGTACCCTTATATCGTCTTTATCACGGTAAGTAAAGTCTTCACTGATGATGTTTCTGCCGTGCCTAAAAAACAGCTTCCTTCGGTTGTCCGTAGGGTAAGCTAAGCCGATGTATAACACCGATTTGCCGTCTATAAACCTAAAATAACTACTAAGCATTACCTTGTCCTTCAGTTCCTGCAACTCTTGCGATACATTGGGCTGGCTGATACGCCACGCCCCTATATGAATGTTATCGTCAATGAGTTTGTAGCTAATATTTGTATCTTTGAGCAGATGTTCCACTATCTCTTTGAGGGTAGCGTTCTTAAAGGCTTTGGGCTCGGCTTTTAGCGTTTTGAGTAGGAACATACCGTCTTCACATTTTATGGTGATAGGCACTTTGGCATCTACCGAACGTATATAGCCTGCAAAGCGTACTTTTAAATCATCATCATAACCGAGCTCTACCGTAATGCGGTCGCCTCGCTTGATTGGGGGTGTACCTTTTTCACTTACATAGCCTTGCCAGCGAATATTGCGTGGCAACTTCAGTTCGCAAGTATCGGTAAGGCTGCTTGTATCTTCTACAATGTTACATTCTGAGAGAGCCGCAAATACCCACTTTTGCTCACTCTCTATCGTTATTTTACTTACTAATCTTAGCATCTCTTTTTTAATTAATTGCCTGTGCGGCTCGCACTTCGTAGGGTTCGTCTGATAGCATTTGTACCTGTACGCTTTGGCGATTGCTGTGGGTTTCCTGCTGTAAGGAGAAAGAGGTTACCACTGCCGACTTAATACCAAAAGCATAGAGAAAGTCGCTTTCCACTTCCACAGCTTCGGGAGTAGTGAGTAGCTTGCGCAAGGTTTCTAACTGACTTAGCGGGTAGTCCTGCTTTGGCAATAAAAACGCTTCGTCAGCTTGCTCCCCTGGTTCACCTTCATAATCGGTAATAGCGAGGTCGAGGGTAATGCTGTAATCACCATTGCTGATATACTCCTTAATCGTGCCGTCACGCCCTTGTAGAGGGGTAGTAACGATGTTGCGCTGTTGGGTTATTGAGATAATCACTTCGGGGAACAATAAGCTGTAACGCTCGCCCTCGTGGTGGGTACTCATACGCAAGGAGGTAAGCCAAGGACGGTTTTCTAAGTCGCTTGTTGCGACAAACTCGCCGTCAAACTTCTTAACCTCTAAAGGCTTGCCCGTTTGCATACCAAAGCGAAAAGCCAAGTTTAAGGCTACCGTTTTGGCAATCGTTTCGGGTTGGGGTTGAAAGTTAAAGTGTATCATATTCGTCAATCATTAGCCCCCGCAAAGTCGGCAGTAGCAGTTAGTAACACTTCTCTTACAGCTTGCAATAGTTGTTGTTTATCCAATCCTTTGTCGGCATTCATATAGATATTAAAGTTATCCATCATCTTGCCAATGGTAAGGTTACGCACTTTGTTTTCGCTTTTACTCTTATCGCCACCCACACCCGTGCTATTCATTGTTTTGGTAGCAGCCACGCCACCAACGGTAGGCACTGTAGGTTTGTTTTTGGTAAGGTCGAAGCTGTCTTTGTTTTCTACTACCGTTACTTCTTGAGGCTTATCGTCTTTTTTGGTGTTAGCTTTCTCCTCATCAGATACTAAATTCATATTCTTGCGAAACTCCTCTACACTGCCAGCGGCATTTGTAGCCCATTGCCAGCCTGTAAGCTCCGCCACCCAACCCAGTATTTTTTGCAAAGGATGCATAATCACATCCAACAGCACCAACCCTATACGCTTAAGTGCCCCCAATATACCTTCCGATTTAAAGGCTTCGGCGATACTATCCCAATGTCGCTTAATCATCATAAAAACACTGATGAGCATTCCAATAGGGAATAACAGCACTAATATTGTACTACCAAAGCTATCAAAGTACTTAATAGCGGTAACAACATAGCCTATAAGTAAGGCAACACCTGTAGCGATAAGGAATACAGGGTTCATATTCATTACGGCATTCAGCACGCCCTGTGCTACAGCCATTGCTTTGGTTACCCCTGCCCAAATAGTTGTTTTTACCGACAGAATACCTGCCCATAGTGCAGCGCGCTTTTCGGCATTGGTTAAAAAAGTAATACCATTATAAAGTCCTCTAAGCAAGGGAGCAAGATTGGTGATTTCTTTAGTAATATCACCTATTACACTGGCATAGCCTATACCTCCTTCTGTAGCGTTAAAAAGCGCAATTTTAAAGTCTTCTACTTGTGCTGTAATTCGTGCATTTTTCTCTGCTGCACTCTCCATAATTACCCCTGCTTGCTCTACTGCCGAGTTGGTTCCCTCAATACTTTTGCTCATCGCTTCAGCTTCGTCTGCCATATTGATAAGGGCAATGGCAGCTGCCATATTTTCTTTACCAAACACCTTAGTCATCAGTGCCGTATCGCCTTGTATTTTGCGCAAAGTCTTTAGGCGTTCGTGCAAAGGGATACTACTATCGGCTAAGTAATCGGTGCTAATACCCGCAGCTTTCAGTCCGTCAGCAGCCAGCTTGGAAGTAAAGCGACCTTCCGAAAGAGTAGTCAGTACGTTGCGCAAGGCTACCCCTCCCTCACTACCTTTTTTGCCTGCTTGGTCTAATAGCTGAATGTAGGCGTTCGTCTCGGCAAATGATAACCCTGTGGTTTTAGCTACCATACCCACCTGCTCCAATGCCTGCTTGATTTGAGGCAGTTCAGCCGAGCCATTTTGGGCAGCTGCCGACATTATATTCATCATCTCGGTCATCACCTTTGCTGCCTTGATAGGGTCTTCCATACTTATCCCAAACTGGTTTAGCGAGGTATTGAGTACATCAGTAGCGGCTATGGTATCGCCCCCCATTTGCTTGGAGAGGATATTCACGTTCTCGCCCATCAGCTTCATTGCTTCGCTGTTCTTGGCAATATCGGGGCTAAGCTGTGAAAGCATCATCTTATAGGCTTCCACGTTATCTACTGCCGAAGTACCAAAGGTTTTAGCGGTATCACGCGCTGCCATTTCTATGGCTTTCAGTCCCTCGCCTGTAACGCCCGTGATAGCTGAAAGCTCTGCGAGGTTCTTTTCAAGGGCGATACCAGGGGCAGAAAGGCTACTTAGTGAGGTAGCTGTCCTATCGGCAAAGTCCAGCATAGCTGCAAAATTCAGCTTAGAAAGATTAGTGCTTTCTTTAACGCTTTTAGCCACCCCCTCAATAGCTTTTGTAGTGTTTTCGGCAAAAGTGTTGAGCGTTTGATTGATTTGGGTGATTTCAGCCTGTAGTATATCAATATTTTTAAACAAACCGACAAATATAGCCGACACATCATTCCCGCCTGCCACACTAAAATTTATTCCGAAATTAAACGTATTATTCATTTTAATTTTGTATATTTGCCGTGTTAAACATTGTTACTTATGAAAGCACTTTACTGGATATTAAACATTATTGCTATCTTCTTAACCCTTATAGGGTTCCTTTGCCAATGGTTATTTGGGTTTGGAGGCTCTACGGCAGGTTATAGCCTGCTTACGCTTGTGGTATTAGTAGTTTTGAACTTCTTAACCAATGGCTGGTTCGACCTACCCACCCATAAGTACCTTAAATAATTCGGCTTGGTTTTGCATACGCCAGTGCTCTAACCACATTGCTTGCGCATAGAGCTTACACCATTGGCTGGCTTGCAGGCTTTCGGGGGCTACCCCAAAGTTGGTACGTATGAGTGCCTCTGCTTTCCATTCTTCTCTGTTATTAGGCTCTACACTATCCTTATCAGATAGCAACGAGCCTACAAGTTTTTTGCATTTGCCTTTGTTTGCTGTATGCGTGCCAATAAAGCTTCTACGGCTTTAAGCTTCAATAAATCGCGGTTTGCTATTGCCTCATCGGCTTTTACTACACAATTAACATAAGCTGCTTGGGCTGATTTTACTTCGTCTGTCTTGGCTATTTTGGTAATAACCTCCAACTGCTTAAAGGTAGGTTCTTTGAAAATCACTTGATGTGTTTTACCTTCTGAAGCTACTTCTACCAGTACCAGCTCTCCATGTTCCTCTTTAAGGGTTTGTATTTCGGCTTCTGATAGCTCACAAATAGTAGCGGGCTTTTCACCAAAAGCATAAGGGTTCTCTTCTACGAACATAAATTTTTCTTTTTCCATAGCATTAAACTGATTTATCCACAACGTGGCTTACAATAAGGGGTAATTCAACTTCTTTGTGCATATCGCCTTCTTTCCACTCAAAAGGTGTTTTTTGAAATTCACAATTCTTTAGTATATGAGTTACCAAGGGCTGATTATCGGGTTGATAATTCACCGTGATAGGGAAAGGGGCAATGCGGTGTAATTGTCCGTTAGGGGCTTTAGCTTTCAGTGCCATTGCCGTTGAGGCAAGCACAGTGATAGAAGCGGTAGTCTTCACTCTACCATACCCACGACTCACAGGGTGGCGACCAGCACCATATACGTTCTCTTTCTCCTGCTCCTCTTCGTACTTTATGGCAACAATACCCGTAACGGGTACATCCGCAATAGTGCAGATAATATCTGCCCATCCGTATTCTCTTCCGTTGATAAGGGGTTCGTGTTCTAACATTTTAAAGTGCTTTTAAACGATTATTAAATTACTATACACTAAGGGCAAAGCCAATAGCTACTTCTATCTCGCGCATTGTGCCTACGGGTACAATCTTGAGTACTACCTCTAATTTGGAGGTTTGCAAAATACGCTGGCGTGGGTTGATATACACCTTATATCCGCTGAGCTCTCCGTTGCGCTTCATTGCATCCAAGGGCTCTTCGCATAAGGCACTAATAGCTGATACGGTTGCCGTTTGCAGATTGCCCGTGTCGGGGTCAATATAAGCAGGTCCTGAAATCTTAGGTACCAGTACGCGATTGAGCTCACGGATAGCCTTGTCGATAGTACGGTTATTCTCTATATAAGCGAAGTCGCTGGTAGCAGCCGTAGCGGTGAAGCTATCGTTGAAGTACGTACCTGCATTGCCCGCATATTGGGTAAGGAAAATATACCCTTTGCCGTTCAAGGCTTCTACTTGTGCAGGGGTAAGGCTTCCAAGCTTGGTGCCGTCCGCTAAAGCGGGTACATCCAATTCAAGGGCTCGCAGCACATCGCCTGTAAGACCTTTATTGTAAGCAACAGTCACTAAGTTCTGTTTCTCTACCCAGCCAATGCTTTCGTGTACGCTGGCTTTGGAAATAGCTCCAAGGGCAGCCCCTATACAACCCACTGCAGGGGTAGTTTGTGCGATATAAGCCCCACGCCCTGCTCCGTCTTGACCTATCACTACACTCACAAGCTCGGCACTTTTGGTGTGCAAATCGGGGAGGTTAGCAATATCTTCGGCTTTGAGTTTAAAGCTATACAATAGGCTTACAGGGGTGATACGTTTGGCTAACTCCTTACCGATAGTGTTTAGCTTGCTAAGAGCATTGTCTAAGCCCGAAAGCTGGGTTTTGAAGTCGCAAACGGCTATTTGTCGGAGTTTGCCCTGGGCGAATGCCTGTAAGGTTTTTACTTCGGTATAATTGCCGTCAGCACTTGCTACCGATTGCACATATAGCTTTGCCCCTTCATTGATACGAAAGAACTCGGTTATATGATAGTGCAACACCGGGGTTGTATTGGGGAAAATATTCTTGCCGTTAAGCTCCTCTACCGAAAGCAATAAGGTAGGGGCAACGGCTGTCTCACCATAGACGACAAGCCCAGAGATATGGTCTTCGCCTGCGAGTTCACGCCCTAAGCCACCGTTTTTTCTTATGAATTTTACTCCGTTCATTGTTTAGCGTTTGTTTTGTTTGTTAGGTTTGAGTTCAAAACGTGGTTTGTTTTGCTCTTCAGAGGGCTCTAAACTTTCAGAACTATCAGTGCTTTCTGAAGGCTCTTGGGTTTCTGAATTGTCAGAAACTTCTGAACTATCAGTGCTTTCTGAAGGCTTTGGGGTTTCTGAATTGTCAGAAACTTCTGAACTATTAGTGTTTTCTGAAGGCTCTGAGGGTTCAGAGGTTACTACTGTTTGAAGCTTCTGTGTTTCAGTAATTACCTCATTTTTCACATCCTCTTTTTCTGTAGCTTCTTCTGTGCGTACTACTTTTTTTACCTCTTTATTTTTGAGGGTTTGGGCGTGGTTTTGCGCGCCGTTTTCGGTGTAGAAGTATTTGCCGTCAGCGGTTTTGTAGGCTACATCTAAATTGGGGTTATCATTGAATATGGTATCCATAGGGTTTCTGTTATTAGTAAAGGGGGGAAGGTTGCAGAAAAAAGCGTGCTAATTGAGTTACTTTGGGGCTTTTCTGAGGCTTCCCCTCCTTTTGGGTTAAACATTATTTCATAGCGGCGATGTACTTTTTCTCCAAAGGCAAAGCAATGAAGTAGTGGCGATATGCCAATAGGTTTGCTTGGTTTTGGGTATCTTGTTTGGCTTCGGAATAGTACTGCTTAGTAAGTCCTGTTTTTTTACGCACAGCATCTACCACAAATGCTACTGAAGCGGGTTTATCGGTAGCAGTAGGGACTTGGTCGAAAGCAATTTTTTGTCCTGCGGCATTGTAGTAAGGGTGCTGTTCGTAGTTTTTGATTTCAAAACCTGCAATCACTGGTGATACTTGTCCGTTACGATAGTTGATAAGCTGGTCGCCAAAGCGTTCTCTATCTTTAAGGAGGGAGTTGTAGTGGTCATAGCACAAGACAAGTCGGCGACCTTTGAGAGGCCATCCTGCTTTGTCGCATTTTGCTTTGAGGGCTACAATATCGTTGTAGGTACATTCAGTTCCTGCAATGGTCAGTACTGGGGTAGCAGCGGTGTTTTGGTCGGGGGCAATAGCGTGTAAAGCTTTTTTATACTTGGTAACGCTAATTTCATTGGTGTGGCTACGGGTAACCGCATCAATTTTGTTGTAGCTTGCCCCGATGGTTTGGTCATCAGTAACCTTAGTAGGTTTTGTTTGATATTTATCCAATTTTACCACTACTTCGTTGTCGGTGTAGTCTTGGATAGCGAGAGGATAGGTACTATTATTAATTAGTACATCGGGTTTGAACTCGGTAGTAGGGATGTGAATTACGTTGTGTTCGCCCATTTGGGTTACATCGCCATCGAGTTCTTGCACGCCATCTAAGAAGTCGGCATCGGCTCCTTGTGAAAGGGTTTGTCGTACGCGTGCCTCCCATATTTCTGGAAAATTCATTGCCATAGTTAATTCTGTTTTAAAAGGTTTTTAAATATCATTTAAATAGCTTGCTGTACTGCAATTTTAAATAGAAGCTACTAATTTTTGGTAGGCTTCTGGGTTGCTGTTTTTGAAAGCTAACTTTTCATCTAAGGAAAGTTTTTGAAAATCGTCCATAGTAGTTACTCCAGTGGTTCCTGCGGGTGTGGTAACACCAGTACCAAAGCTCTTTTTAGCAGGCAAAGCCTCCAAAGTAGCTTTTGCGAGCTCAAAGTCTTTAGCTGCCAAATCGGCAAAGGTTTGTCGTTTGTCGGCAGTGATTTTACCACTTTTCACTGCCTCATCAAGCATTTGAGTAGTAAGGGCAGCTTTTTGTGCTTTTTCTTTGGCTACAAAAGCACTAAGCTGTTCTTCTGAAAGGGTAAGTTTTTCTTTCAGTTCGTCTCGTGTTTTAGAAAGTGCCAAGATAGCAAATTCTATTTCGTCTGCGGAAAGTTCCTTGGTGCTGGTACTCATACCCAAGGCTACTAAGGCTAATTGTGTAAGTTGTATCTTCATATTGTTATCTGTGTTAATTGTTTTATCTGCCAATGATAGGCATAGCTCATTTATTTCTTTTTCGGTAAGTTCTTTGCCGTCCATATGTAGGCGCAAGGCGTTAGCATTGCTCGGTACGGCTACTATAGAGACTTCAGCAAGGATACACTTTGTAAGGGTTACCACATTATCTTTATATGATAAATCCTTTTCTGAAAAATATATTCCCATACTCGCCCCTTTGATAATCCCGCGTTCAACTTTTCCTGCTATGAGTTTAGCATTTTCGTCTTCCATATCAAACAAAGGTTCGGCAAAAAGTTTACCCTCTTCAATGGTAATGTCTTTCCAGCTTCCTATTACGGTCTGATTACTGCGAATGTGTCCGTCCAACATTACAGGATTGAGTTTGAAGCGTGTTAGGTCAATTCCTGCGGTAAGTATCCGAAAGCCGTGCGAATTGACCACTGCTTCATCGTTCAATATAAATTTAGGCATTGTACTTCTGTTTTTTCTTGTTGTCAATCATTTTCGGGGGCAAAATTCGTGAGCTTCAGTGGAGTGTGCAAATAGTTGTTCAAGGACTGAACAGTTTTGTTCAAGGAGTGAACAAAGTTGTTCACACCTTGAACAACTTATTTTCTAATTGCCTTATTTGTAGGAATTTTGCCACAAAAAAAATGGCAAAGACAAAAGAACAAACACGTATTAAGGCTGAACAATATTACATTGAAAATATTGAGGTTACACAAGCAGAAGTGGCAGAACTCTACGGGGTTCGTCCTGCTACGATTGGCGAGTGGGTAAAGAAGTACGACTGGGAGGACAAGCGTCTGAACTTCCACGCCTCGCCTACGATTATCAAGCAAAAGCTACAAGCCGAGACCATTAGGGTAATGAATGGACAAGAACCTACTTTTTCGGCTTCTGATGTAGGTAAACTAATGGCAGCACTGGATAGGTGCGAAACGCAAGCAGACCCAACTACAGTGTATAAAGTACTGAAGGAACTGGATATGTTTATATCACAACAGGACGCGGGCTTTGCCGCTCAATGTACCAAGTATCACAAACAATTCTTACAACTAAAAATTAAAAATGAGCAAGAACGATAAAATATACGCTAAACTCTTAGCCGATTACGATAAGCATTGCCTGCTGATAGCTAAAGCTACTTCGGTAAATATACACGAAACAGCCAAAGAAAAAGCGGCTCGTATTAAAAACTTAGAGAGTGATTATGTACGCTGGTTTGAATACTATTTTCCTAACTATGCTAAACAGAAGTGTGCGTGGTTTCACGCCCAGCTGGCTAAGCTGATAGTAGGCAATAAACGTTTGCGCTTGCTTGCCGAGATGTACCGCTCGGCAGGAAAGTCGGTGCATATAGATATGGGCATACCACTGTACTTGTATTTTGCCAAGAATGATTTGCGTTTTATGCTCTTGGTAGGAGAAACAGAGCCCAAGGCTAAGAAACTCCTTTCGGGCATACAGGCACAATTAGAACACAATAACCGCTTGCAGAATGATTACGGCAAGAGGTCATCGGCAGGCGACTGGTCGGATGGTTCGTTCGTTACCAATGACGGGGTTCGGTTTATGTCGCTTGGTTTTGGACAAAACCCACGAGGGGCACGAGAACAGTCGGAGCGTCCCGACTATATCGTAGTAGATGATGTGGATAGCAAAAAGTCTATCCACAATGACCGCATTATGCGGGAAAGTGTAGACTATATCACCGAAGATGTATGGGGGTGTTTTGACAGCGAGGACAACGCTACTGAACGCTTTGTATTTGCCAATAACAACTTCCACAAAAACTCAATAACGAATCGTCTTAAAACCTACTTCAATGAAGTTATTAACACGCCCAAAGAGGAGGGTAGTTATGAGGATAGTCCGCAAACGGAGTTTAAAATACTTACGGTGTGTGCAGTGAAAAACTTGCAGGACTTTACTCCTGAATGGATTGAAAAGACTTCGGCGGAGTACTGGCGTAATAAGTTTAAGAGTATGCCCTACCGCTCGTTTATGCGGGAATATATGCATACACATATTGAGGACGGGGCTATCTTTAAGTACGAGGATATTCAGTATAAAAAGGCACTGCCACTTTCTAAGTATGATAATTTGTGCTTCTATGGGGACTTGTCGTATAAGGAAAATGCCGACTACAAAGCCCTGATTTTGGCAGGAAATATAGGCAAAGAGTTTCATATACTGTTGTGCTATATGCAGCAAAAAAGCCGTGCGCATTGTGCTAAATGGCTGTATGACCAGTATGAGAAGTATCGCTTAGACCGCTACAACATTCGTTATATGATTGAGGGCTTATTTGCAATGGATGAGTTTGTAAGCGATTTTGACCAAGAGGGCGACAAACGAGGGTACTATATCCCTATTGTAGCCGACAAACGAAGCAAAGCTGATAAGTTCGACCGTATAGAAAGCCTTGCGGGCTATTTTGAGCGCAAAAATGTATGGTTTAATAGCGAGCAGAAAAATGCAGATATGCAGGTGCTTATTGACCAGTTCTTAGCCTTTGAAAAAGGTTCGGGAGCTCACGATGACGGACCCGATGCCGTGCACGGAGCTTTTAAATGGTTGGCAGGACGAAATAGACAAACACATAACCAATACGCCTTTGGGGCAAGAGTTAATAACCATTATTGATATGTTTTTAGTAAAAGAAGATTTAAAGAATAATATCTACTCCTACCAAGTGGAGCAGGTAACCGAAGGAGACGAAACTATAATATTGCAGGCGTTAGATACTGCCGAGCAGGAAGTAAAATCGTACTTCTACACCAATGACAAAAAGGAATATTTGGACGGCAGACCGCGCTATGATGTGGAGGCTATATTTGCCAAACGTGGTGAGGAGCGCAACGCCCTTGTGGTGAACTTATGTTTATCAGTAGCCAAGTGGTATATCGTTGATTTGTGCAATGCCGATATTATCTATGACCACGCCAAAGAACGCTACGACAGGGCGATAGAGTACCTTAAAAGGCTTGCTAAGGGTGAGGTGAATATCAGTTCGCTGCCTATCCTTCCTCACACAGAGGAAACCGAACAGCAAACACCCTCTTTTGTATATGGTTCTCGTAAAAAGTACAATCACGAATAAGCAGGGACACCCATAGGCAATTATTATGAAAGATATAACCGTAACAACTGAATATGATTTGGAGATTGCAGGAGGCGACTTTGTCGCTAATGAAAGTACTGCCCAGCACGTGGAAATGCTGCTGCTCTCCAAGCAAGGAGAATGGAAAGAGTCGCCTATTACGGGCTGTAATATTCAGCAAGCACAGAATGGCAGTATTACCCGCGCCCTCGATAGGCATATACGCATCCAATTAGAAGCAGACGGCTTTAGTGCCGAAGTACTACAAATCACCGAAAAAGGTATTAACGTTAAAGGAAAATACAAGCAATGAAACCCTATAAGAACTATAAGAAAAAAGCTCCCTCTCCTTCGGGGAGGGCAGGGGTGGGGAAAAACATCTTGCAACCTACCCGCAATATCGTTCCCAAGGCAATGGCGCGTACCCGTGCCGATGTACTCACGTGGAAAAATGCAATGGCAATGGCAGAGAACGTAGAAAACCCCAAAACGTTCCCCTACTATAATCTCGTTCGTGATATGATGCTTGATGCGCATACTACCTCACAAATAAAGAACAGAAAGCTGAAAACAATTTCGGCAAACTTCAGCATACAGAAAGCTAATGGTGAGACACACGAAGAGCTAACCAAGGCATTACAAAAGTCGGTTTGGTTTAATGAGATTATAAGCCACATCTTAGATAGTGAGTATTTTGGTTATACCCTTATAGAGCTCAATAGGCAGGTAGCACCTGCGGGCAGTAATGAAGTGCCTTTTTCGGATGTAGAAGTAGCTTTAGTACCCCGCCAAAATGTAATACCTCAAAAGGGTATTATCCTAAAAGATTATACCGATGATAGGGGCTTAGACTATATGAATGCCTCCGAGTACGGCACGTGGCTGTTAGACTTTGGCAAGGCAGGCGACTTGGGACTTATCAATCAGGCAATACCACATATACTTTTCGGTCGCTTTGCGCAAAGCTGCTGGTCGGAGTTGTGCGAGATATATGGCATACCTCCCCGCGTAATGAAGACAAATACCCGCGACAAAAAAGCCCTTACACGTGCCGAGAAGATGATGACCGATATGGGGGCTGCCGCTTGGTTTATCATTGACGAAACCGAGCAATTCGAGTGGGCAACCAATGGGGTACCCGCTACAGGTGAAGTGTATGACGGACTTATAAAATTGTGCCGTGATAATATTTCGTTACTCATTTCGGGGGCTATCATCGGGCAAGATACAAAGTACGGCAGCAAGGGTAAAGAAGTAAGCTCGCAAGATATGTTGCAAGCCCTTGTGGATGCCGACCAAACAATGGTAGAGCAGTATATGAACGACAAAGTACTACCTGCCCTATACGCCATTGGGGTACTACCCGAAGAGGGCTTATCGCTCGTATATGACCAAGTGGAAGATATTGGCGAACTGTGGACACGCACTAAGGAAATACTGCCTTATAAAGAAGTATCCGATGAGTGGCTTAAAGAAAAGTTTGGCATTGAGGTTACAGGGCAAAAAGCCCCTGCCACGCCTCAAAAACTCTCCTTAGATTTTTTCGATTAAGCCCCGACACTTATTTCGGGGCACTACATCTGAACCTACAAAACCAATACGCTCCTTGCGATTGTCAGGCGTGCCAAAAAGCACAATTATCCCAACAATCCGACCCCTCTCGTCCAAAAGCTATTGATAATTTGCCTGCGGTGGCTCACCGCGCGTTTGATTATTTGCATAAGAAAGGTACCTACAAACCCGAAGATTTAATGAAATACAAAGCCTACCGCGACCTTATCACGGCTACTGCCGAAGTGTTTAACACCGCTATCCCTCACCAAGTGCCCGATGAGATGAGAACCTATTTAGAGAAAGATGTATTTATCTTTTCAGGACTCAAAACCCATACGCAACTCACAGAAGCCCGTAGCAAACTAAAAGATGAGCGGGGAAATATACGCCCTTATTATCAGTTTGAACAAGATATTTTAAAGCTCAACAATACTTACAATCGTAACTACTTAGAAGCCGAGTATCAGTTTGCCGTACAGAGTGCTCAAAGTGCCGCTAATTGGGCTAACCTGCAAACCGACACGAGCCGTTATTGGTTGGAATATCGCACCGCAGGTGATGAGCGAGTAAGGCAAAGCCACGCCGCTTTGGCAGGAATATGTTTGCCAAAAGACGATGCTTTTTGGACAGAGTACTACCCACCTAATGGCTGGCGTTGTCGCTGTACAGCTGTAGAAGTATTGGCACGTGAAAACACTCAAAGCAACCCCGAAACTGCCAAAAAGGCAGGCGAGGCAGCCACTACCCAAATAGGTAAGAGTGGTAAGAATAAGCTGGAAATGTTTCGCTTTAACCCAGGGCAGGAAAAGAAGGTATTTCCACCCACTAATACCTATACCCAAGTAGTAGGGGCTGGGCAAGTACAAAAAGAGTTAGAAGCAGATACTTCTGTATATGATAAAGATGTGTATAAGTTTTTAGACAAAGACGAACAGAGTGTTGTCTCAAGTTGGTACTATAAGAATGCTATCGAAATAAATAATGAAATACGCCCTTGTGAGGCTTTATGCGTACACGAATATACTGATAAAATATATCGCAAAGTAAATGAATATTTGAGAGAAAACAAGCCTACAAATGAAGAACTTGATAAGTATATAAAAGTAACCAATAGCGGGCTTAATAAATTACAAGTATATCAGGGGGTAGTATACAGAGGAACGTTTTTAACAGAGCAACAAATACAGAAGTACAAAGAGGCGTTTAAGAAAGGAGAGGTTTGGATAGAAAAAGGTTTTACCTCATCGTCTATGGAAATTAACACTGCTTTTGAAGGAAATGTACGCTATGAAATTATATCTAAAACAGGAGTAATGGTAGAGAAACTATCAGAATTTCACAATGAAAAAGAAGTATTATTTAAGTCTAATAAACAGTTTAAAGTGTTAGATGTTACTGAAAGTAAAGGCAAAACATATATTAGACTGGAGGAAATTTAAGCAACAGCTACTTCCCCCATTCCTGCGGACGATTGCATTTTGTCACAAAAATGGCGTTGAACTCTAAGTACCTCTTCTAAGTCCTCTTTGGAAAGGTACTCACGGAGTTTGTTTATTTCTGTTTCATAAAAATCAAACTTTTCAAACCAAGGCATACCTTGTGGAGCTTCTATTTTATGAACAGCTTCGTAATATTCTTTAAGTGTCATAACCTTTATTTTTTCGCAAAGATACGAATTTATTTTAAATGTTGTACTATTCACATCAAAAATATTTTTTAAATGGAGTTTAAAGACTTTTTAAATCACATCCTAACGGATACCAAAGTGAAGCTCACAGAAGCGTTTGACCGCAATTTTGAGCGTAAGGCTTTCTTTGATGATAAGTGGGCTAATACGCTTATACCCAATCGGCGTGGCTCGCTAATGATGCGCACAGGTACGCTAAGGCGTTCTATCCGTAGTAGCATTGAAGGTACTACTATCCGCTGGACAAGCTCGGTGCCTTATGCCGATATTCAAAACAATGGTGGCGAAATTGAAATAACGGCTAAAATGAAGCGTTATTTTTGGGCAATGTATTACAAAGCCATTGGGGCAGCCAAAGGGCGCAAAGGGGCAACACAAAAGGCTTTTTCGGTAGAAGCAGAGCACTGGAAAGCCCTTGCCTTGAAAAAGGTAGGCGACAAACTAAAAATACCCAAACGGCAATTTATAGGCAATCATACTGAAGTAAAACGTATGGTAGCCGAAATAGTAGATTTCAATATAAAAGAAGCATTAAATAGCATACACCAATGAAAGCATTATTAGAGAAAATACAACAGCAAGTAAGCGAGATTGCAGAGCTTAAATACATAGATGAGAATTGGGGGCAGTTAGATTATTACAGCCCTAATATGCCTGTGCAATTCCCTTGCGCCCTGATTGATGTGCAGCAGGTGCAGTTTACCAACCTTGGTAGGGATATGAGTAAGAAGCCTGTACAGCGACAAATAGGGCAGGTAGTGCTTAAAATAACCATAGCGGATATAAGGCTTACCAACAGCAGTATGCAGGCACCAAGGGCACAAAAGGAGCGAGTGTGGGCAATATGGGATATTATAGAGAAGATTCATAAGCAGCTACACGGGGTATCGTTGCTACCTAATGTTTCACCACTGATTAGGAGTTCGCAGCGTAGAACGTTGCGTGATGATGGAGTGCAAGAATATGAAGTGTATTACAGTTGTGAAGTGCAGAATTGTTAGTGCAAGCCACACGGATAATTAGGCGTAGGCTTGTAGCTCGGTATCTACATCTATACTTAGAATTTTGTAGAGTGTGCCTCGTGAGATATAGAACTTGGGGTATATAAACTCACGCCATATTACCGAAATAGGCATATAGCGATAGTCGTGGCGATTGAACTCGTCCATTACAGCTTTGTAGCGGAGGAGCTGGTTACGCTGGTAACTCTGCTTTTTACGGGGTGTTTTTAGAGGCATTGCTTTTAAGGAATTGATTTTACAATGCAAAAGTACGGCATATTTACTAATTATGCAAATTAGCAAACGAGCCAATTAGCAAATATAATAGTGCTAACTGGCTCGCTTTTTTTTTTTTTCCGCGTGGCTCCCACATCCCTCCCA